GATCACAACAAAGATCAAGTGTATAAGGATTTCATGAACGTAAAAGACAGAATTATAGACGACGGATTTGTGATATTGCACGATTCATATCCAATAGATGAAGGAATGCTGTCCCCACATCTGTGCGAAAATTCGTGGGAGGCTGTCAGAGATATAAAGGCCCAGTTTCACACCGAATGGGAGATATTGACATTGCCATTCAATCCCGGATTGACTCTGATGAAAAAGATGAAGATAGAAAAACAAATACTATGGAAATAAAAACCGTAATGATACTCGGACATAGGGGAATGTTGGGCCATATGGTGGCGAAATATTTTACAGGAAAATACGCTTGTGCGTTTGTTGATGCGAGGTTTCCATCCGAAGAATTCAAAGATGCGGTTAAAAACTTCAAAGGGGATTATATCATAAACTGCATCGGTGCGATTCCACAAAAAACAAATACATTCGACATCAACTACGATCTTCCTGTTTGGCTGTCCGAAAATGCAACATGCAAAGTAATACATCCGGGAACAGACTGTGAGATGGACGATGATCCATACGGTGTATCGAAAAAACGCGCATCTGACTATATCAAGGCTAAATCGGTGAACACAAAAATAATCAAGGCTTCAATCATAGGTCCAGAAGTCGAGACGGCGAAATCGTTATTGTACTGGTTTCTAAATAGCACAGGTGAGGTAAAAGGATATAAAAATGCGATGTGGAACGGAATAACCACCTTCGAGTGGGCGAAAATATGCCAAACGGTGATGTTGTACTGGCCAGTGTTCGAAAAAGAAACCATCGTACAAAGTGACTGTGTATCGAAATATGATATCTTGTGTTCCATAAAAGAAGTATATCAAAAAGATATTAATATAATTCCATTTGAAAATAAAAGACTTGACAAATGTTTAAATGGTACTATATTAACTAAATCCATAAAAGAACAGTTGATCGAAATGAAATCGTATTATGAAGGTAATTAATGTAAATCCTGGTTTGCTGCCCATTCCTCCGAATGGATGGGGTGCTGTAGAAAAAATCATATGGGACTATCATCAAGAGATGCTAAACATAGGCGTCCGAAGCGAAATTAGATACACCGATGATGTGACATACGACGATAGTACGATTGTGCATGTACACGTAGCAAATTTAGCAAACTTGCTGCACGGACGTGGTATACCATATATTTTCACTATTCACGATCATCATGCATATTTGTACGGCAAAGATTCCCAGTTATTCAAAGAAAATCTAAAAGCGATTGAGAACAGCGTGTTTTCACTTTCTCCGTGCAAGTATCTTGTGCCATACTTTGGTAGCAAGAAACTTAGATACTTTAGTCACGCGGTAAATACAGATATTTTTACATTCAATAATCGCCAGAGACACAAAAACTTGAAGTTGCTTTGTGTAGCGAACAACGGATATGCATATGACCAGAGCATAGATAGAAAAGGATTCAAGATTGCAATACAATCTGCTAAGACTCTTGGATTACCAATTACGATTGCTGGACCAAGAAACAATGACAATTTCTTCAAGACGCTTGAGCCAGAACTAAACGGTTATACTGGTCTTACTAAGTTATACGATCTTGATGAAAAATGGCTGACTCATTTGTATAATGAAAATGATGCATTTCTTCACTTTTCTGAACTTGAAGCCGGTCATCCTAACCTTACATTACTTGAGGCTATGGCGAGTGGATTGCCAGTCATAGGCACATTTGAAGAAGATACATACAAAGGTATGGCAGTATGCAAACGAGATTTAGACGAGGCAATTGCTGCAATAAAGAACGTTGACGCTAACTATGATAAATTTAGAGAAGATGCACTCGCGAACGCAAAATCAAATTCATACAAAAACAGAGTTCATGAATTGGTTGGGTTGTATAGTGAATATAGAGAACGTATTTTTGGAAATAAACTCATCGAGTGCTACTCAAACTGTGAAAAAGTAGTCAAGGACGCAAAAAATAATATTTTGATCAATTTTCCACAAGGCCCAAAGGTAGAAATACTTGGACCAATAAGCAGAAAACATAAGATAAAGTTTATTGATACAGACAAAAATCAGATAGTATATGAAACAATCATCGGAAATAATATGTGGGCTACAAGTAGCATAAAATATTTCTGTAAATGGAAGATAGAAGTATACGAAATAGTTGGAGAAAACTGGGAGAGGTTGGTACACACTCACGTATATAATGCGGAAGGTAAAGACGTAAAAGTTATACTTGATACAGAAAGTGTGGGAGATCTTATTGCGTTTATTGGGTCGGTTGAAGAGTTTAGAAAACAACATAAATGTAAAATGCATTGTGTTGTATTTTCTAAGCCTTTGCGCGAGTTATTTAAAAAGTCTTATTCAAATATCAACTTCTTGGATAAAAACCCAAGCGATGATGCATATTATGCAACGTATAACATAGGATATTTTGAGGAATGGAAAGACCGGCTAATTACGAACCCGAAAAGATTATCGCTTTCACACATAGCATCACAAATACTTGGACTTGGAAACAAAGAGTTTAAACCAATACTACAGTATGATAAGCCTTCTCCACCAAACAAAAAATATGTGTGTATATTTACACAGAGTACTGCTCAGTCAAAATATTGGAATAATGAAGACGGATGGAAAACTGTAATAAATTATTTGAACAAAAAAGGATATGAAGTATGGTGCATAGACAGATATAGTTCTTTTGGAACAAAAACAAAAATGAACTATATCCCACCCGGCGCAATCGATAAGACAGGCGATTATAGTCTTGAAGTAAGAATGCAGCAAATACACAACGCCGAATTCTGCATCGGATTGAGTTCTGGATTAAGTTGGCTTGCTTGGGGAGTAAATAAGCCTGTCATACTTATTAGTGGATTTACAGAAGAATTTAATGAGTTTGAAACGCCATATAGAATAATCAACAAAAATGTATGTAATGGCTGTTGGAACGATATTGACTGTAAGTTTGACAAAGGCGACTGGATGTGGTGCCCGCGAAACAAGGATTTTGAATGCACCAAGAAGATATATCCGCAAGATGTTATAGATGTTATAAATAAAATAATATAACTTTCGTATATATATTAGATATGGACTTAGCCGGTGCTATATCACAAAATGACCTTATATCTGCTTTATGTATGCGAATACAGGGCAAATATCCAAGCAATCCACAAGGATATTGTGCTCCTATGACCAATGAACTGTGTAAAGAACTGTCCAAGTATGGTATAAAAAGTAGAAAAGTTGAAGGCTTGTTTTTGCTCGATGGTCCATATGCTGGTAAGTTTATTACACACTATGATGATGAATATGAAGTGCCGCACGATTGGCTAGAGCACGAAGGTAAAGTATTGGATATTTCTGCCAAGATGTTTCGTAAATATGTTGATGACCAAATACCAGACATTGTGTATATCAACCATACTTCGCCATTATACAACAGATACAAACATATCTAAAATATGGCAGCAACGCAAAATCTAAAAGATGTTATAAAGTTGGAATACGCCAAGTGTCTCAAAGACCCTGTGTATTTCATGAAGAAGTATGTAAAGATACAACATCCTACACGGGGTACATTGCCATTTCTTACATATCCGTTTCAGGATGAAGCATTGGAAGACTTCGTAAAACACGACCAGAATATCATATTGAAGAGTCGCCAGATGGGTATTACAACTCTTGTATCTGGTTATGCGATTTGGCTAATGACGTTTCATACAGACAAGCAGATTTTGTGCTTGAGTATTACACAAGAAACATCCAAGGCGATTGTTACGAAAGTTAGATTCGCCAATGATAATCTACCAAGTTGGCTAAAAGTGCCTGCGGTAGAAGACAATAGATTGTCATTGAAACTAAGAAATGGCTCTGAAATCAAGGCGGCGAGCAGTGCGGGCACATCTGGTCGCTCAAGTGCGTTGTCATTGCTGGTGGTTGACGAAGCGGCGTTTATTGACAATATTGAAGAAATATGGCTGTCTGCTCAATATACATTATCAACTGGTGGTAAAGCAATCATACTATCTACACCAAACGGCGTAGGCAACTGGTTCCATAAGATGTGGACAGAATCTGAAGCGGGTCAGAACAACATGAACCGCATCAGTTTGCCTTGGCATCTACATCCAGAACGAGACCAAAAATGGAGAGATGAGCAAACAAAACTGTCTGGTGAAAGAGGTGCGGCTCAAGAATGTGATTGTGAATTTAGCACGTCTGGCAATACCGTCATAGATATTCCAACGCTACAATGGTATGAAAAAACACATGTATGTGAGCCGTTGGAAAAACGCGGAATAGACAAAGGTTATTGGATATTCAAGTATCCAGAAGCAGGTAAATCATATATGGTGTCTGCCGACGTTGCTCGTGGCGATGCCAGCGACTATAGTGCCGCTCAAATACTTGATATAGAAACAATGGAGCAGGTTGCTGAATATAAAGGTAAGTTGCCAACCAAGGAATATGCACGAGCACTAATGACAATGGCAACAGAATATAATAACGCATTGCTTGTTGTGGAAAATGCTAATGTTGGTTGGGCAGTAATACAAGAAGTACTTGATGCCAACTATCCAAATCTTTTCTATAGTTCCGCCGACCTACAATATGTTGATGTAGAAAATCAAATGACCAACAAGTTGAATAGAGAAGAACGTAAAATGACACCCGGCTTTACTACATCACATAAGTCTCGCCCGCTGCTAATATCAAAACTAGAAAGTTATTTCAGAAACAAAGAAGTTATTATACACAGCAAGCGGCTTATAGAAGAACTACAAGTTTTTATATGGAAAAGTGGAGCAGTATCTGCGAAAGCAGAAGCAATGGATGGATATAATGACGACCTTGTTATGGCAATGGGTATATCTTTATGGATAAGAGATGTAGCATTACGGCTTAGAAAAGAAGCAGATAGTGTTACACGCACAATAATAGACAGAATAGGAGTAGCGTCGCCAGAGCAAATGATAAACAATATGAAGACGCTAAATGGTGAAAAAAACGTAAATCCGTTCGGCGTATATAACAACCCGTGGCAAATGCACGTTGGTGGACCTGGTATGCACGGTGCCAAACCAGAAGACCTAACTTGGCTGCTACGATAATATATTTTATAAAAATACTATAGGTATATATTTATACTGTAGGCGCTCATATATATACACACTATGGCAGAAACAAAAGACTTATTTAGCAGACTAAAGAAAATGTTTTCTACGGACGTTATCGTTCGTAATGTGGGCGGCAAAAAACTAAAGATTGTTGACACAGATGAAATACAATATGCTACAGACAGAAATAGCCTAAGAGACCGTTTCAATCGTCTACGCAGCAGCACATTTAACTTACATAATCGTGACATGAGTATGGCTTATCAAGCAAGCCGTCTTGAGTTGTTTAGAGATTATGACGTTATGGATATGGATCCTATTATCGCAAGTGCATTGGACATATACAGCGACGAATGTCTTGTGCCAAGCGAGTTTGGTAAAGTATTGACCATACGCAGCAAAAATGAAAACGTAAAAAAGATATTGGAAAATCTTTTCTATGACATCTTGAATGTTGAGTTCAATATGTGGAGTTGGACACGCAATATGTGTAAGTATGGCGACTTTTTCCTACGTATGGAAATCTCGCCGGAATATGGCGTGTTTCTTGTTCATCCAATCAGCCCATATGAAATCACTCGTATAGAAGGCAGCGACCCGCAGAATATCAACTATGTAAAGTATCAGCACGATGGTATGGGCGGTGGTATGGAATATGAAAACTTTGAAATCGCACATTTTCGTTTATTGAGCGACAGCAACTTTTTGCCATATGGTAAGTCGATGATTGAACCGGCACGCCGTGTATGGAAGCAACTAAGTTTGATGGAAGACGCAATGCTTATTCATCGCATCATGCGTGCTCCCGAAAAGCGTATATTCAAGGTTGATGTAGGAAATATTCCTCCTGCCGATATTGATGCGGCCATGCAGAAGATTATCAGCCAAGTAAAGAAGGTTCCATATATCGACGAACGCACAGGTGATTATAACCTACGCTTCAATTTGAATAATATGGTTGAAGATTTTTATCTACCAGTTCGTGGCAGCGATAGTGGCACAAACATAGATACATTGCCCGGAATGGATTTCACAGGCATTGATGATTTGGAATATATTCGTAATAAGATGATGGCGGCACTCAAGATTCCAAAGGCATTTCTTGGATATGAAGAAGGATTGTCTGGTAAAGCA